ATGAACGCCAAGGATTACGGGCGTCACGCCAGCGGTTTCCGCACGGCGGACGGAGGCCCGTCGAAACGGTTCATGCGCCGGCTGGTCTTCTGGGGCGTCGTGTTCGCCGCATGTCTGGCGTGGGTGATGACCCACGAGGCGTGCCGGTACCCGTTGGCCAACGGCGTCTGCTCGCTGGTCGCGTTCCTGGGAGTCCCCCTGCGTCTGCTCTGTCTTGTGGCAAGCGAGGCGGGAGCCGATGAATAAAGGCCTGCCGGGGTTCTTCCTTCCCCGGCAATCGACAAGGACAGTCGCTAACACCATCGTGCCGCACCCTTCCCCAGCTGGTGCGGCGTGCGGGGCCGGCAGGTTCGCCCCCGCCGGAGATCGCGCGGTGTCATGTACGCGCGGCAAACGGCGGGAAGCCGTTCGATTCGGCACGGTCCACTCCCCCTGCGGGAAAGAAAAAGCCCACGCGGCAACGTGGGCGAAGCAAAACAGCTACATGAGAAAGGATACACCATGAGCGCCATGATTCCGCCCGACGTCATCCAGGACGGCGTCGCCTATTGGAAGGCCGACAAGGTGAGCGCCTATTTCGGGGGCTCTCCCACCGTGGGCACGCTCGGCGTGTGGAGATACCGGGGCGAGGGGCCGAGGTTCGTGAAACTCGGCGGCAAACGCGAGCACCGCCAACGCGATACGCGCCGCGTCGTCTACCCGGTCAGGGAGGTGATCGCATGGGGAGAACGCAACGGTCTCCAGCAGCAGACGGTCGCCGCGTGAGCGAAGGAGCATCGATGACGAGCCAGCCGGATGATTACGACTATCGGGAGGAAGGCGAAAGCCTGTTCGAATGGCCGCTCGACGCCGCGGGCATGCGCATGGGCGCCGGCGAACTATTGGACAGCCTGCTCGAGGTCATCCAGCATCTGAATCGCGCGGACGCATGGCCGCTGACCATATTGCCGCCCCGGTTCGGCGACGTGGTGGTCGACCGTGGCCGGCGCACGATATCGGCGGTGTGCCTGTGGAAACGCAAGCCGTCGAACGATTCGAAGGAGGTATGAACATGGCGGGCGAGACAGTCATCACGATCGTCGGCAACCTGACGCGCGACCCCGAACTGCGCACCCTGGGCAACGGCAGCACGGTCGCGAACCTGACCATCGCTTCGAGCACCCGCCAGTTCAACCGCCAATCGAACCAGTGGGAGGACGGGGACACGCTGTTCATGAACTGCTCCGCATGGGACAGCCAGAAGCAGAAGCTCGCGTCGAACATCGTGGCCACCCTGGCCAAGGGCATGAGGGTCATCGCTTCGGGCCGGTTGCTGCAACGCTCCTATCAGGCGCAGGACGGCTCGCAGCGCACGGTGACCGAGATGCGGTTGGAGGAGATCGGGCCCGCGTTGACCCGTGCGACGGCGCAGGTCACGCGCGTGCAGGCGGGCGGCGGCTATGCGGGAGGCAGCACGTACGGCGACCCCAACCGAGGGCCCGCGAACGGCTGGCAGAACAGTCAGTCACCGGCTCCCGCACCGGCGCAATCGCAGACTCCCGCGTCGCCTGTGGAGCCGGGCGTGCAGCAGGGCGACCCATGGGCCCAATCGGCACCCGCATCGCCGGGGGCTGGCTTCGGCGCTTCTAACGATTTCCCATCGAACGATTCCGACCCTGAATTCTAAGGAGATTCAATGTCACGGAAAAAGAAAACGGACGGCGTGCAGGACGCCTTGATTCCCGACGAGATCACGCCGCTCATGCTGCTCGCCCTGACAGCCAAGGCGTCGCGCATGAAGGACGCCGCGGCCGCGTTCCGCATCGCGGCCAGCAAGATGCTCGACCTGGCCACCAAGGATGAATACATCGAGAAATACAAGAACATCGACCCCATCACCGACGCCTTGTACGACGCCTGCGATCTCTCGCAGCACATCTTCGACGCCGCCAACGCGGTCAACGACCTCATCAACTATCCGGTCGAGGCCCGCGAGCGCGTGGTGAAGGCGGATATCGAGCGCAGTCTGTTGGATCCGTGGCGTGATTTGCCCACTTCGGGTGGGGATGTGGATCCGGATACCGGCGAGATTAAGGAGGGCTGAACCGTGGCAAAACGCAAGCACGGGCGCCAGCAGTTGGAGCATGAGCGTCAACGCCGGCGCAGGAAGCGCATGCCGCACCTGCCCGTACACCAGAATCTATCGATCAAGGAGCAGTGACCCGATTAAGTGGCTATCAGCATCATTGACATCAACGTAAAGAGCCTCATCCCGAACCCGAACAACCCCCGCAAAGACGTGGGCGATGTCACCGAACTCGCCGACAGCATCAAGGAGCAGGGCCTGCAGCAGGCGCTTGTGGTAACCCCCGACCATGAGGAGCACGGCGAGCGCCTGTTTCGTGTGGTGATTGGTCATCGTCGTTTGGCGGCGTGCAGGCTGGCTGGCATTGAGCGGGTGCCGTGTGTTGTGCGTGAGTTGGATGCGAGGACCGAGCGTGAGCTGATGCTGGTGGAGAACTGCCAGCGTTCCGATTTGACGCCGTTGGAGGAGGCTGACGGGTATCAGGGTTTGCTTGACCTTGGTGCCGGTGTGGGTGAGCTGGCCTCGAAGACGGGCCGTTCGGAGTCGTTCGTGCGTGGCCGGTTGCGGATCGCGCGTATCCCCGCCGATGTGCGTGCCAAGTCGAATTCGTTCGCCCAGCTGTCGCTCTTCCAGTTGGATGAGCTGGCCGAGTTCGAGGACCGGCCCGACATGATGGCTGAGTTGGCCTCGATGGCGGGCACCAAGAACTGGGATTGGAAGCGCGGCCAGCTGCGAAGCCGTATGCGCGTCGAGGACTGGCAGAAGCGTATGCGTCAAGTGCTTGACGGTTTGGGCCTGGTCGTGGATCCCGGGCCGTCTATATGGACGACTCCGGCGGGCTACCGGTATTACAGCACGTGGAGCGGCGAGCCCGACGAGTTCAAGCAATGGTATGGGCAGTGGCGCGAGAAGAACCCGTACGGCGAGCCGGTGATCCGATTCTCCGAGCGCACCGTATTGTGCTTCCCGCAATTGTCGCCTGAGGAGATCGCCGAACGTGACGCCAAGAGCGAGCGGAGGGAACGGGAGCAGGCGGCATTCCAGGAGGCGCTGGCCGCCCGCAAGGAATTCGACAGGCTGGTGTACACGCTGCGCACGGACTGGATCAGGAAGCACGCCACCGGATTCAACGGCGGCCAGTTGCGCAAGGCCAACACCCGTCTGAGCCTGCTCGCCCTGACCGGCACCAACCTATGCGACGGCCTGATCGCAGGGGCCGAATGGAACAACCTCGACCACGTGCTCGACGCATACAACCTGCTCGCCGCCACGCCGCTGCCATGCGACGACACGAGCGATAGGGGACTGTGGCGCGAAACGAACCTCGCGGAACTGCACCGCCGCCAGCACGTCGAGGGAGCCGCGAACAGGGAACTCCTGCTCATCCTGTGCGCCCAGATCGAAGCACTCATCAAACCCGGCACATGGGCCGACGAGTGCGACATCACCATCGCCCAAGCCTACTACCACACGCTCGCAGACCTCGGATACCCCACCAGCGACGAGGAAAACAAGGCACTCAACGGGTGTTTCCTGCCCGAAGACGACGAGGCGGAGTGAGCCATGACATGGACCCAGATAGACGACGGGCTCAACTTCAGCCCGCAGACCATGCCCGGCACGGTATCAAACGCCGCGTTGGGCCTATGGGTCAGACTCTGCGTGCACACCGCGTACCAGCTGCGATTTCCCGCATTCGACGGCGCATTCGACCTCACGGTCGTGCGCTCGCTGAAAGGCAACGCACGGCAGGTGACGGAACTGGAGGCCGCGGGAATGCTCGAACCGGCGCTCGCCGCCGGCCGGTGGATGGTGGTCGAGGCCGACACCCTGATGAAATTCGGCGGCACTTCCGGCAGCGAACTCAAGGAGAAAAGAGCCAAGGCCGGGCATGCCGGCGGCGTCGCTTCGGGCGAGTCTCGGCGAAGCAAACGCGAAGCAAATGCTTCGAAGCAAAACGAAGCAAGTGCTTCAAGCAAACCGCGAAGCAAGACCGAAGCAAACCATGAAGCAAAAGACGAAGCAAACGGTGAAGCAAAACCGAAGCAAACGTCCGAAGCAAAACGAAGCAATTGCTTCGAAGCAAACGAAGCAACCGGTCCTAACCTAACCATACCTAGCCTTACCTCCCCTGTAGCCCCCTCCGCACCGAACGCCGAGCCGGAGCCGGCCGAGCCGAGCCAAGCCGTGGCCGAATCCGGCCACGCCAGGCCGGTGTCCAGCCTCGCCGAAGCCGAGGCCTTGGCCGAGGCCGACCCGTTCGCGTTCGCCTGGGACCGGTACCCGAGCCATACCGGCAGCCGCGACCAAGCCCAAAACCTGTGGCAGGCCGTCACCAGCGGCAGCGACCCGACCATGCCCCAGGCCGAGCCGAGCCAGCTGCTCGGCGCCGTCATCCGCTACGCCCAGACCGTGCGCCAGGACGGCGACCGGTTCGTGCCGTCGATGCGCAAATGGCTCGAAAACCGGCAATACACGCAATGGCTCCAAAGCGTGCCGAAACGCACCGAATGGGGCGGCGTCACCCGCCAATGGCTCCAACAGCACGCCATCAGCCAAGTCCCCGAAGGCTCGTGGACGGACAGCGTCGAACAGACGTTCTGGGCCCACGTCAAAACCGGCGAAGAGCCGGAAACCGTGGCGCAACGGCTCGTGACGGAAATCAACGAAAGGCATCAAGCATGAGCGACCAACCCACAGCCGCGACCCTGCGCCTCGTGGAGGGCCGCGAAAACAACCGGTGCATCGTCTGCGACCGATACCTGCGCGGCGGCGAATGGCCCGGCAGCAGCCACCACCACCGGAAACGCCGCAGCCAGACATACGGCGACCCCGAACGGCACAGCCCCTCGAACGTCATCGACGTGTGCGGCACGGACAACAGCACCGGATGCCACGGATGGATACACCGGCACCCCGAACAGGCCCGAGCATTGGGCTACCTGCTCAAAAGCTACGACCCCGAGCCAAGCCAAGTGCCCGTGTACAGCTGCCGGCGCGGCTGGATACTGCTCGACACCGACGGCCAATGGCATTCATGCCCGCCGCCCGAGGGCATGCCCAACCACCCGCAAACCAACCGATAAAATCAGCAGAAAGGAACACTCATGATCAACGCCTACGCGGTCACCGTGCCCGGCGAACTCGACAACGTGGACTTCACCCGAGAGGACGGCACCAGCGTGACCATGCTCATCCCGCCCGATATACCGGTGAGCACCAGGACAATCATCATCCCGCAGGGCTTCACCCGCGAGGAAACCCGAACCATCCAGGGAGCCATCGTTCAGGCGCTCGCCGGAAAGGAGAAGACGCTATGATCCCCGAGAAACCCGAAGCCCTGCTATGGATGGACGTGGAGACCACCGGCCTCGATGCGAACATGTGTTCGATACTGGAGATCGGGTTGCGCTGCACCAGCCTGGACGCCATGCACGAATACGGGCGGTTCGAGGCCGTGGTGCACATCGGCCGGGAGACCCTGCTGACCGTGCAGCCCTCCGCCCTGGAACTGCATCTGAACAACGGTCTGCTCGCCCAATGCGAATCCTGCGACCCGCTGGCCAACTCACCCAGGGTCATCGCCGAACAGGCCCTCCGGTTCATCCAAGGCATGGCCACCACGTACACCCTGCACCCGGCCGGCACGAACATCAGCCGTTTCGACCTGCCCATGGTCGAACGCTTCTGCATGACGGGATTCGGAGAACTGCTGCACTACCGCATGCTGGACGTCACCGCACTGCGCCTCGCGGCCAAAGCCTGCGGCCAAGACCCATACCAGCACCGCATGAAGCCCACGCACCGCGTCCACGACTGCCTGGACAGGGACATCGCGGAATACCGCCACTACCTCACCCTCATGACAGGGCCGGCGCTCGCCGACGAAAGTAGCACCATATGAGCTACACGGCACGAATCTTCACACAAGACCAACTCGAACAGGCGCTCGCGAGCGCCTGCGTGCTGGAAGACGTCAGCATCCTGCACCTCGGCCAATGCTCCGATACGGCCAGCCGGAACCTCAAGGCGGTGGCCAGAACCATGTACGAGACCAGCGGCATGCCGACCATCGTGGAGGACGACGATGAGTGACCTCACCCAACAAGCCCTCACGGCGCTCGCCGACGCCGGACTAGGCAACGAGTCGGCGGCCGAGGCGTTTGTGCTCGGCTACCAGGCTGGCTATGACGCGGCGCTCACTCTGGCCATCAGCATCGAAACCCACATCAACTCGAATGAGCCCACGGACGAGGAAATCGAGACCTGCGCCCGAGGATTCTTCCAGGGCACCCCCGGCCCCACCAACTGGGACGACTGCAGCGAAGTCTCCAAACAGGCATGGCTACACGCGGCCAAAAAGGCGCTCGCAGCCGTCAACGCCATGAAAACGAAGGAACAACAATGAACGAGAACACAACCCTCACCGACATCATCGACGCGGCGCTCGCCGCCGGATGCCAGATCAGCGTGACCATCACTCCCAAAGACTTCTACAACGAATCACAGGAGCCGGAGGAATGAACGTGAGCGAAAGCATCGACTGGCGGCATGCCAAGCCATGGGAGCTGGACCTGCATCGGTTCATCGCCATCACCAACAGCGGACAGACGCTGGATGGCTGGCTCAAATACTTCCCGCGCGCCTACGGCTACTGGACGATCCAGGACAGCGACTTCTTCACCGACATCTTCCGACCCGACCCAATAGACAAGACAATCAGCCTCTACACGGGCGCATTCAAATCCATCAACGTCCTCAAGGAGACACGGAAACCATGCAAAGAAAGGACAGCGGAATCATGACCGGCAGGACAAGACAGGAGCAAGTCCAACGCATGCATCGCAACGGCTACACCGCGCTTGAAATAGCAGGCCAGCTCAACATCCCTCTGCCCGAAGTCATAGCCGTCATCGGCAGCCAACCACGGGAAACCAAGCCGGCTCCATCCGATACCGGCTATGAGGACATTCCGCTGTTCTGAAATAACGAAACCCTCCACCAACGGCGGAGGGCATGTCTGCAAACAACCAGTGTAGCCGACGTGGAGGGGATTCGTGAACTGCCAGAACTGCAAAACGATAACCGAAGAGGGATATTCACTGTGCGAGTCATGCGAACTGCGTTTCGCCGGCACGCTCCTGCGACTGGCGCGCGACGTCACGCCGTTGCATGACTCGTTGGACGCGACCCTGCATCCGGGCGGGCATTCGCCCACGCGAATCCAGACCGCCACTCCCCCGACTCCAATCAGGCTCGACGTGCTCGACCTGATCGACATGCTCGACGCCACGGCCCGTGAACTATGGCGTTGCCTCGACGGCATCGACGCCTTGGACTGGCGCAAAGACAAACGCAACGAGGATCTGAAGGCCACGCTCATCGCATGCGCAGGCCACCCCAGGCTCGCCACGTTCGCGGACGCGGGCTTCTACATGCACGTCGTTGACGGCATCGCCCGCAAAGTCGATGCTGCGCTGGACCCGCCGGAGCAACGCCGCGAGATAGGAACCTGCGAACTATGCGAGACCATGCTCACCGCTGGGGCAGCAGACCAGTGGGTGACATGCCCGGTGTGCGGGAGGGAACAGCGAGCGCAGACGGTTAAACTGCGTAGGCTCAAGACGTTGTGTTGGGATGATTCCAGGCGCGGGTCTGCGGCCGAGATAGCCAAGGCGTTCACGGACGCGGGAATCACCGTCAAAAGGCATACGCTCACCGTGTGGAAATCCCGAGGCAAGCTTGATGTCACGCCCCAAGGCATTTCATACAGCAGCGTCTACCGGCTCGTCATCAGTGGCGGACTTGACAAAGAGCTAACTGTGACCGCATAATGTCAGTGGATTAGTGTCGAAAAACCCAGCTCATGTGGCTGGGTTTTCGCGTATCTATGCTTTGTTTTTGCGTGGTCTCCCCCCTCCGACACCACGTCCCGGACGTTGAGCGTTCCATTCATCGATGGTCTCAGGCAACCAGCCGCGCGTGCGCCCTATCGTGGCGTCGGGCTCAGGGAGCTTGAGGTTGAGCAAGCCGCCACTGGTGATGCCAAGGCGTTCTGCGACCTGCTTGACGCCGAGATATTCAGTCGCCATTGCTTGCCCTTCCTGCCAGATAACCCAGCACGCCCGAGCACATTCCGAACACACCTGCCGGTACGCTCTGGGATGCGATGGCCAGCGCGAGGCTGACGACTCCGAACATGAGTGCGATGATTCCTATCTTGCCGTTCATGATGTTCCATGGAATAGTTGGGAGTGGAGCCGTGGCTCTGGATAGTACGATTATCCGGAATCCACGGCTCTTGTTACCGCTTGCGCCGTCTGTTCAGCGGCTTTCGCGGCTTGCTCTTCGCAATCAATGCGACGGCCACGGCGGCGATGGGTGCGAGTGCCGCACCCAATCCGGAGAGGAACTCCCCGATGGCCTTGAGCAGCTCCGCGATCTGTTCCATGTTCACCTCCTTTCCTTGGCTGACATATCTATAGTAACACAATAACTATAGATATGCAAGCCGAGGACACCAAGACACGCCAACGGACACAATGACTGCGAGGCACACATGAGCTGGCGAGTCTGCTCGACACCCGGATGTCCGAACCTCATCGAGACACCGGCACGCAAATGCGACGCCTGCACCCGAGCCCAACGGGACCGCACCCGTACCCGTGGACGCAACCCATACAACACCAAGGGACATCAATCGTTTCGCAGGCAGGTGCTCGCACGAGACCCATACTGCACATGCCCCGGCGACCCCGAGCACGGAGGCTGCGGCAAACACAAGGGGCTCTGCGGAAAACCAAGCACAATCGCGGATCATTATCCATACGAGCGAATCGAACTCATAGACATGCGACTCAATCCGAACGACCCGAAGTTCGGACGAGGATTGTGCAAACAATGCCACGACGTGAAAACCGGCAGAACAAGACCAGCAGGCTTCAATACCAAACAGTAAAAAAAACGACCGGCAACACCCAGGGGGGGGTGGGGTATCGACCACCCCTGCCTGAACCGCCGGTGAGCTGTCTGACGGGTGCGCAGGGTTCAAACATCACTGGCGGGCCGCCGCGATGGCGGTCCCGTCGATCTGTCGCTAGGGCGCAAGGCCATGACGAGAGGTGAACATCATGCCAAGTGGAGGCAAACGAGTACGCTCCGGGCCGGCCAAGGACCCGAACAGCGAGAAGAGCCGCAGACTCGGATACACATTGCAGAGCCTGCCGAACACCGAGTGCCGGATGAAGCCGCCGGAATGGCCCTTGGAGCCCGCCGATGACGAGCGCGTCCGCGAACTTGAGGCGGAGAAGTGGGGATGGCTGTGGAAGCTGCCTCAGGCACGCGCCTGGCATCTGCCCCAGTTCAAGTGGATGATTCACGAACTGGCGTTGTACGCGCGGCTTTCCACCGCATGCGAGATCGCGCCGGCACCCACGGCGTTGACCGTGCTGCTGCGCATCTCCGACCGCGTCGGCATGAGCGCCGCCGGATTGCAGGCGTTAGGCTGGAAAATCGAGGCGGAGGCCGAGCGGAAGCCAGTCGATTCGGAGTTCACGCGCCGCAGGGCCAAGGAGCTGAACCGGGAATCAGCCGCCGAACGCTCTCCCATGGACGAGACGAGGCATGTGTACCAGCGTCGGATGAGCGGCAATGGCTGACGAGGATTCATGGCTCATCGACTTCCCCACGTTGGGGCATCTGGTGTGCGCGTGGATCGAACGTCACTGCCGGCAGCCTGACGGCCCGTTGCGAGGCCGTCCGGTGGTGCTGTCCGACTGGCAGTACTGGCTGGCGGCGAACCGTTGGCGCATCCGCGAGGACGCCCCATATGTGCCGCCCGAGGAAGTCACCGTCGACAACCCGATGGTGCTCAACCAGGCATTCGAATACCGCATGACGCTGACCGTCGGACCGCAGAAATGGGGCAAGGGGCCATGCACGGCGTTCTTCACCGCCGCCGAGGGCTGCGGGCCCACCATCTTCGATGGCTGGGCGCGAGAAGGCGACGTGTACCGTTGCGCTGACAACGGTTGTCCGTGCGGCTGGGAGTGGCCGTACAATCCTGGCGAGCCGAAAGGCCGTCGGCATCCGTCGCCGCTCATCCAGCTGACCGCCAACTCCGAGGAGCAGGTACGCAACATCTACCGTCCTCTCGTGGCGACGATCCTGCTGGGCCCGCTCAAGGAGCTCATGCGCGTGAGGGACACCTTCATCCGCATATTGCAGCCGGGGCGCGAGGGCGAGGCCGACGCCTTGGACTTGGATCGCATCGACGTGGTCACCGCCTCGGCGAAATCCCGTCTGGGCAATCCGATCACGGACGCCGAACAGGACGAGGCCGGCCTGTACACGAAATCGAACGGCATGATAGCGGTCGCCACCACGCAACGCCGAGGAGCCGCCGGCATGGGCGGCCGCACGCATGCGTGGACGAACGCATGGGATCCGGGCGAGGACAGTTACGCGCAGCAGGTGTTCGAGAACGCCGAGGGCGACGTGTTCGTGTTCTACCGGAACCCCGATCTCGCGAAATCATTGCGTCACCGCGACGGTCGGCCGTTGGACTTCAATCTGAAATCCGAACGGCTGAAGATGCTCGAATACGTGTATCGCGGCTCCCCGTGGGTCGACCTGAATTCCATCGAATCGGAAGCCAAGGCGCTGATGAAGACCGACCCTACCCAAGCGGAACGGTTCTTCGGGAACCGTCTGGTGCAGGGCGGCGGCGCATGGCTCGAAGACGGACTGTGGGAGAGCTGCTATGCCGACGCATGAACTCTGGTTGCCGAACCCGCCAAAAGGCACGCGCGTATGCGCGGGCTTCGACGGCTCGGAGAACGACGACTGGACATGCATCAAGATGGAGACCCTCGACGGGCTGATATTCACTCCACGATACGGGCCCGACCAGCGTGCGACCATCTGGAACCCGAAGCAGTGGGGCGGGCGCATCCCCCGCGCCGAGGTATCCGCAGCATGGGCGGAACTCAACGACCGCTACAGGATAGAACGCGCCTACTGCGATCCCGGCTTCCGCGACGAACTGTCGTGGGAGTCGGAGATAGAGGCATGGGATCGCGCCTACGGGCCGAAGAAATTCATGCCATGGAGCATGTCGGGCAGCTCCCGCATCGGAGCCGTCTACGAGGCATTGCGCCGATTCGAAGCCGACCTGACCACACATCGCATCACACAGGACGGCTGCCCCGTCACCCGCACCCACATGATGAACGCGCGAAAGGTCGCCAAGACCCTGGAACGCTACGGATTGGCAAAACCCCAGCAGAACAGGAAGATAGACGCCGCCGTGACCAGCGTGCTCGCCCACGAAGCCGCATGCGACGCGCGAGCCGCCGGCTGGGGCGCTCGCAAACACAATTACATGCTTACCGGATCATCGACCAGGAGGTGACGATGGAATACAGCCAGCAGGATCTGACCGCATTGGCGAACCGTATGGCCGACAAAATCCAGTTCCGTCGACCCAGCATCGGCACGCATACCGATTACGTGCTCGGCAAACGCGGCAAACTGAAGTTCGCGTCCAAGGAATTCAAACGCTATATGAGCGACCGGTTCTCCGATTTCTCGGACAACTGGTGCCTCCCGGTGGCGCAGGCCCCGGTGGAACGCATCAAGTTCAAGGGCTTCGTCCCATATGATGACGTGAAGCTCGGCACCGGCATCATGAAATGCCTCGACCGCAACGACTTCGAACGCGGACTGCAGGAAGCCGCGCTGATGATGACCACCACGGGCCGCGCGTTCGCCTTGGTCACGCAGGTCGACGGCAGGGCCCGCATCACGTTCGAGCACCCGGACAGCGCCGCAGTCATCTACGATGCGCGCACCGGCCAGCCGTCAGCCGGGTTCCTCATCCAGCAGGGCGACGACAAGGAGTACGGCACCCTCATGGTGCCCGGCTGGACGGTCAGCATGGAACGTAAGAAGATGCTCGATCTGACCGACCAGCGCGTGCCGCCCGACGTGTATGGCTGGAAGATGAATGACCCTCAGCCCACCGGTCTGGACACGATTCCATTGCGCGAGTTCCGCAACCAGATGCTATTGGACAATGCGCCGATCAGCGACATCGCGCACGTCGAATCGATGCAGGACACGGTCAACGTCGTATGGGCCTACCTGCTGAACGCATTGGACTACGCCTCACTGCCGGCACGAGTCATCCTCGGCGGAGACCCGCTCGTCGAGCCCGTCTACAACGAGGAGGGGCAGCAGGTCGGCGAGAAGCCCATCGAACTCGACAAGCAGGTGCTGGAGCGCATTTACCAGTTCACCGGCGACAACGTGAACCTGGGCGAATGGTCAAGCTCGAACCTGAACGTGTTCATCCCGGTCATCGAGAAGGCCGTGGAACATATCGCCGCCGAAACACGCACCCCCGGCCATTACCTGCTGACGAACGCGGAGGTTCCGGCCACCGGATACGAGGTCGCCGAAGCCGGCCTCGTATCCAAGACCATCGAACGCATCAGCTTCCTGAAATCCCCCATCCGCGACATCTGCAGCATCGCCATGCGCTACGAGAACGACGCGAATGAGGCGGACATCATCGCCGACTCAAAGGTGCAGTTCGCGACCCCGCAGTATCGCAGCGAGACGCTGATGGCGGACGCGATACTCAAGTACAAGCAGCTCGGCTTCCCGATCCAATGGGTCGCGGAGCAGATGGGGCAAAGCTCGGACGAGGTGCAGCGCATCATGCGCATGCGCGCCGACGAGATGGCCGACCCCGAACTCGAATCGTTGAACCGTGCCCTGCAGATCGGAGGCGCTGATGGCGGTCGAATCGCAGGTGCTGGCCTACAGTCAGAAACGGCTGGCGACGTTGGAGCTGGCGGCGGACAGGGCCGCGCGCAGAACATGGAACAGGGTCGACGCCAATAACATCCAGGCGTCGTGGAAGTCGATAAGCCGCGACTTCCTCACCCTGTTCTCCACCATCCAAACCAAGTCGGCGGAGACGGCCATCGACGCGAGCGGCATGATGCTCGCCGAACAGGGCGTGTACGTCACTCCCCATGCTTTGGCCAACCCGAACGCATTCGCGGGCTGGGCTCCGTCCGGCCTCGACATCGCATCCTACTTCCAATCCCCCGTGTTCGCCGCCCTGCACGCGATACGCACCGGCAGCTCGCCGTTGGAGGCATTGGAATATGGGCGCAACCTGCTGGTCATGCTCACCTCTCTGGCGGTCATGGACACCGCCCGCCAGGCGGAATCACTGGACATCACCAGCCGCCCCAAGGTCGGCTACATCCGCGTCGAGTCCGCCACCTGCTGCGACCGATGCATGCTGCTGGCCGGCAAATGGTTCCGCTTCAACGAGGGGTTCCTGCGCCACCCCCACTGCCACGGCCGCCACGTGCCCTGCAGCCATGGCATGGCCAAACAACAGGGGTGGATCAGCGACCCCATGGAGGGTTTCAAAAGCCTCTCCCGTGAGGAGCAGGACAAGCGTTTCGGCGCGAACTACGCGCAGGCCATCCGCGACGGCGCCGACATCTACCAGGTCGTCAACTCGAAACGCGGCATGCAAAGGGTGGGAAAAGGCTATACGGCGCTGACCACCAGCGAGGGCACCACCCGATACGGGTGGGCCAACATGCAATACGCTCAGCAGTCCGGCCGGAAAATGAAACGCCGCCTGTCCATCGACGGCATCTACTCGCTGACCGGAGGCGACCGGGAGAAGACCATCGCCGCGTTGAAGGCCAACGGCTACTACGTGGACAACGACTGGCGCGGCAAGGTGCCCGAGATCCGCAAAAGCATGTGGCTGCACGACAACACGTACCGGCAGGGGCGCGTCGAACTGTTGACCGCCGCCGAGAAGCGCGTGCAGACCGCGAAGCTCCGCTACGAGGCCGTATTGGAGGGCCGCAACCCCAACGATGGCCGCATGCCCCTCACCCCCGAGATCGCGGCCCAGTGCGAACGCGAATACCGCCGATGGGTCACCTCCGGCGGCCAGATTTTCCAGCAATGATCCAGCGAATCGAAAGGAAGAACATGGATCCCGCAAACCAGAACCAGCAGACAGGCGACAACGAGTCCAAGAAGCCGGAGAACACCGGCGGCGAGGATTGGCAGTCGAAGTTCGAAGGACAGCGGAAAGTCAACCGCGACCTCGAAAAGAAACTGAACGAAGCCTACGCCAAGGCCGACAAGGTCGACGAACTCGAAAAACAGATCGCCGCCCTGCAGGGCAAGGAAGCCGAATACGAGGCCGCCCGGAAGGAACAGGCCGTCAAGGACGAGGCCCTTGCCGCCGCCAACCAGCGCATCCTCAAGGCCGAAGTCCGCGCCGCAGCCAGCGGCAAGCTCACCGACCCGACCGACGCCCTGCGCTACCTCGACCTGTCCAAATTCACCGTCACGGATGACGGCGGCGTGGACACGCAGGCCATCGCCGACTCCATCGGCGAACTGCTGGAACAGAAACCTTATCTCGGGAAAGCCGAGCAAGCACCCTCGGGTGCGAACATCACGCCGCCCAGCGGAACACGGGACGGCGACCGCCATCAGGGTCAGCTCACCCGAGACGACCTGAAAACCATGAGCCCCGCAGAAATCGTCAAAGCCCAACAGGACGGGCGACTGAAGGACCTGCTCGGAGCCAACTAACGGAAGGAGGCCTTAAATGGCCATCACCAATTTCATTCCCGAACTCTGGAGCGCCAACATCCTGCTGGAACTCCAGAAGAACCTCGTCTACGGTTCCGCCGTGAACCGCGACTACGAGGGCGACATCGCCAACTACGGCGACACCGTGCACATCACCGGCATCGCGCACATCAGCATCGGCGACTACACGGCCCACACCGACATCACCATCGAACCGGCCACCGACAAGGACGCCGGCGAACTCGTCATCAACCAGAGCAAGTACTTCGCGTTCGAAATCGACGACGTGGAGAAGCGCCAGGCCATGAACAACCTGACCGCCGCATATTCCCGGGACGCAGCCTACAAGCTGCGCGACCTGACCGACCAGTACCTGGCCGGCCTGATGGCAGCAGGCGCGAAGAGCAAGCTCGACCCGATTTCCGGAGCCACCGCCACCAAGGCGTACGACACCATCGTGGATCTGGCCACCGCATTGGATAAGCAGAACGTGCCAGACGCGGGCCGTTGGGTCATCGTCAACCCGGACTTCTATGGCCTGCTGCGCAAGGACAGCCGTTTCGTCGCTGGCGCCGAGTCCGCTCATTCCACGCTGCTCAACGGCGTGGTCGGCGAGGCCGCGGGCATGACCATCCTCAAGTCCAACAACGCTCCCGCAGCCAAGGGCGGCTCTGCCTCGGCTCAGACCGATGAGGGCAACGTCATCATCGCCGGCACCAACGCGGCCACCACGTTCGCGGAGCAGATCGCCAAGGTCGAGGCCACCCGCAAGGAGAAGGGCTTCGACGACATCGTCAAGGGCCTGCACCTGTACGGCGCGAAGGTCGTGCGCCCCGAAGCGCTGGCCACCGTACACTTCAAGGTGGGCAAGTGATGGCCGGCAGCTACGAGGCCATGCCCTACGTGGGCGAAGTCGAATAACCGCATAGGGGTGCCTCATGGACACGCTGGCAACGATCAAGGACCTTGATTCATACGGCATCGAATACGCGGACGAAAAGCTCGCGGACAAGCTGCTCGAATCGGTTTCCGCAGCGGTACGCGACGCCGCAGGCTGCCCCATCACACGTGGCGACTACACGGTGACCATCCCCGGCGAGACCTCACGCAGGCTCGATTTGCCCATGCGCCCCGTGATTTCCGTGAGCCGCGTGCTCGTGGACGGCGAGGAGACCGGGGATTGGAAGCTGCTCGGCAACGCCCTGTACAGGGAAAGCCTGTGGAGCCTGCCGAACATGGTCCCCTGTTCCGTCACCGTCACCATGCTCGCCGGTTATGACCCAGTTCCCCCGGACATCGTGCGCCTCGTGTGCAGCATGGTCGCAGCCGGACTCGTCCAGCAGTCGAACGGCGGCCCCGGCGCTCACCGCGACGAATCGTACGCGCGAATCGACGACGTGCAGATCGGCTACCGTCAGGGCGACTCCGAGATCATCGACGCACTCGAACTGCCGGAGGGCACGAAACGAGCCCTCCGCAACAGGTTCGGCATGCGCGGCATCGCCATAGGGGTGTTCCGATGAACGTGCAGCACATCCTCAACCGAGGCCGACAGCTCGCCGAATCGTTGATGACCGACCAATGCCGTGTCACTCACATGGGCAAGCCGGTCACCGACCCTGAAACGGGACTGGTGGCACCGGACGTGAACACCGTGTATGAGGGCAAGTGCAAGGTGCAGACCTCCGGCGGCTTGGCCGCCGAGAACACGGAGGGCGGCATCGTCGAAGCGTTGGGTGCCGTCACCCCCGTGTGGAGCATGTACGTGCACTTCCCCTACGGCACCACGGGATTGTTGCCGGGTGACGTGTGTGAGCTGACCGAAGCCGCCGACCCGAACCTCAAGGGGCGGAAGCTCAGGTTGTTGAACATGCAGTCCGAGAAGTCGCATGCGACCGCATGCCGGTGGAACGTGAAGGAGGTGGGCAACAGCAATGAGTGACGTGACCATCGACGCTTCGGAGCTGACCTCTTTCGGCCGCCGGATCGCCGCCGCGCATGCCAAGGCCTCAATCGCCGTCGCGAAGGCGGTGAAGAAGGGCGCGCAGAACGTCAAGGAGTCCATTCAGGAGGACGTTGCCGGTTCCGGCAACGCCGGCATCCGCAAGGTGCAGGTCGCCTACGAGATGGGCAGTACCGGCACCACTGTGTACGCGGACGTGAGCCCGCGTGACGGCGGAGCTTCCGATCTGGCCAACATCGCGTTCTTCGGCACCGCGAAAGGCGGCGGAACCCATGACTTCTACGAACATGCGGAGACGGAGCTGCCCACGCTCGCCGAATACGTGGGCGACGCCGCCGACGACATGCTGATAGGAGCCATCGGATTATGAGCGTCATGGACCTGACCAATGCGGTTCTCGACCTGCTGCCCTCCATGCCGTCCGGCGTGAAGGTCTACCGGCAGGAGGAGCCGCTGGAGTCGGAGATGCCGCCGTGGATCATCGCGCGCGTCTCCACCGACCGTCATGTGGCGGCGGAGACGATGCGGTTCACCGCCCACTCCGCCCTGTTGGAGGTTCGCGCCGTCAGCACCACCGTCGACAGCGTGAACATCTGGTGTGACGACATGCTGATTCCCGCGTTGGCGAACCGCTCCCCCACCCGGCCGTCTGGCTACACGGTCGGCCAGCTCACCCTGTACGAGGATTCCGGCGCGTACGCGGCCGGTCTGACCGCCGACGACACCGCGCGCCGCTACCAGGTGCGCGTCCTCCGGTTCCGCTTCACGTGGAGCCGACCATAGTCAACCAATCATTTACCAAAAGTCTTCAACGCCATCCCACACGGGGTGGCCTTTTGCTTCAAGGAGCACATTATGACCCTGAAACTGGGTACAGAGATTCCTGGCACCAGCGCCGATGGCAACATCACCACACTATGGGTGCCGACGATCAAGGACATCAAGGCCCCCACCATGGCCGAGCTAGAAGCCGGCACCGACATCTCGAACTACGTCATGCTCGGCGGATGGAGCTTCGACCCGTCGCAGGACGCCGTGTCCGACCAGCGCGAGAACGCCGTGCAGGACTTCGGGGCCCCCGGCCGCAAGAGCGCCGGCGACATCAGCATCGAGGTCATCGACAACACGAACACGGAGCACCAGGAACAGAACAAGGCCGTCACCCTCATGCACGAGGGTGCCTCAGGTTATATCGTGCGCCGTCGCGGCATAGCCACCGACACACCCCTCGCCGTAGGGCAGAAGCTCACCGTCGTGAGCGTCATCTGCGGTGAGAAGCAGGTCATCAACCCGGACGCGAGCACCATGATCCGCTCGAAGATTCCGCTGTTCGCGAAGGCCCCCGGCTGGGAGTCCGAGACCGCAGAGATCTCGAACCCAAAAGGCTGACGCCTCCGACCGTGACCGCCGCAGCCCGTGAGGGAGGCCGGACGGTCACGGTGAAAGAGGCCATCGCCGGCGGCTGACAATTCTTCCGTGCGGGGATTCTAAACCTTTCTGGCCCCGCACGGGCATTCTCTCTTCTCTCTCAGAAAGGTTTTCAGACTTTCAGAAAGGGATAATCATGGCTTTGGAAGTGAAGCGCAAGCGCGTGGACGTCGACCTCATATTGGATCAGGAGAAGGCCGAAAAGGTCGCCGCATTGGGAGCCGACCTGGAGCGCGCCATGGCGCAGCATGTGACCGAGGGCGGCAACGCCGCCGCCAAACGCATCGCCGAACAAATCGACAAGCTGCGAGGCGAGGTGAAGGACGACACCGTCCGCATCACCCTGGAGGCGCTGCCGCTCTCCCAGTGGCGTCAGGTACTCGAAGCGAACACCGTCACCGAGAACGGCGTACCGAAGCAGCGCATCGAGGACATCTGCGCCGACGCCGTCAGACTCATGGTCAGGAAGACCGTGCCGGAAACCCCTGTGGATGATCTGGCGAACGTCATGACCGAACTGTCCGACGGCCAGATCAGCCCCATCTGGTATGCGATCCGTGACCTGAATGCGAAGCTCATCGACCCAAAAGACGCACTCGAATCAGCCTCGCGGATAATCCGCAGACAGTAAGGGAACTGCGAATCTGCCAGAAGCTCGGCATCAGCTACAAACGCTGGCTCGGCTGGGAACCATCGTATCGGGTGGAACGAGACGAACATCGGCGCATCACCGGCTACACGCCGGAAACCGAATGGGATGCGACCGAACGCGAATGGATGCTCGCGCTCGACGAATACGAACACTCATTATGCCCCCAATGCGGCATGCCCATAAGCGTCTGCCACGACGAGCAGACACCCTTCCATTTCACGGCCGACGTCGGCATATGCCAGATATCGCTCATGCAATCCCTCAAGCTCGACGAGTGGAAGAAAGACCATGCGGACGAGAACGAGCTGAAGCAGTCCGCATTGACGGTGGGAATCAAACCAAGATAAATCTCAGGAGGCCGCTATGGCTGGCGGATTGAACCGCAACATCACAGTCCGCCTGCTCGCGGACACTTCGAACTTCACGGCCGGCATGGCCAAAGTCAGCGGCGAAAGCCAGAAGGCTGCGACCACCATGGAAGCCGCCGGAGGTAAGACCAAGCTCATCACCACCGGTGTGGCCGCAGCCGGTGTGGCCGCCACCGCGCTGGGCGTGGCCGCAATCAAGATGGCGGCGGACTTCGACGCATCGATGAGCACCGTGCAGGCCAACACCGGTGCCTCCGCCGACGAGATGGCCCAACTGCGTCAGGCCGCCATCGACGCCGGCGCCGACACCATATACTCGGCCACCGAATCCGCCGACGCCATCAACGAACTCGGCAAAGCCGGCCTGTCGACCTCCGATATTCTCTCCGGCGGTTTGAGCGGCGCATTGAACCTCGCAGCGTCCGACGGCATGGAAGTCGGCCAAGCCGCCGAATACATGAGCTCGGCCATGGCGCAATTCAATTTGACCGGCGCCGACGCCACGCATATCGCCGACCTGCTCGCCGCAGGAGCCGGAGAAGCCCTCGGCAACGTAAGCGATTTCGGCGAGGCGTTGAACAACGTGGGCTCCACCGCCAACAAGTTCGGCCTGAGCATCGACACCACCGTCGGCACATTGGCCGCATTCGCGCACCAAGGCATCATCGGAGCCGAAGCCGGCACCCAACTGCGCTCCGTGCTGCTCGCCCTGACCAACCAGACCGAAAAACAGCGGAAGGCCACCGAGGAATACGGGATAACCCTGTACGACGCGCAAGGCAACTTCGTCGGCATGAGCAGTCTCGCCGGACAGCTCAAGGAGAAGCTCGGCGGACTCACCCAGGAACAGCGCAACAGCGCCATGGCGACCATGTTCGGCAGTTACGCCATCCAAGGAGCGAACGTGCTCTACGCGGAGGGCGCGAGCGGCATCGACGAATGGACCAAGAAGGTCAGCCAATCCGGCTACGCCGCGGACCTCGCCGCCAAGAAGAACGACAACCTGAAAGGCGATCTGGAGAATCTGAGCGGCTCTTTCGAATCCCTCATGATCTCTTTGGGCGAGGGCGGTCAGGGACCATTGCGCTCCCTCGTGCAAACGCTCGACACCTTGGTGGATGCGTTCAGCCAACTGCCCGCACCAGTACAACAGGGCATAGTACTGATGACCGCGCTCGCAGGAGGCTTCACCGCCCTGCACTCCGCCATGGGGCCATTGAACGCCAGCAGCTCGCAGACGGCACGGAACTTCGGCTTGATGCTCGACCCGTTCCAGCGAGGCATCACCGCCATACCACTGCTCAAGGAAGGCGTCATCCAACTTGGCACCTCCATGCTTGGCACATCAACCAACGCCGGCACGCTTGCCAACGGACTGACACGAGGCCAGACCGCGATGAACGGCATGAAAAGCATCGGCAGCGGGCTGTTCGCCGCCTTAGGCGGACCATGGGGCATCGCCTTGACGGTCGCGGGGGCATTGCTTGTGGGGTTCGCCCAATCCGCACAGGACGCTAAAGCCAACATCAAAGAATTCTCCAGCGCAATCAACCAGTCCGGGAACGCTGTCGAAACACTCATCAAGAAAATCGCCAGCGGCGAGGACAAAACATGGGACTTCGGAGACAAGTTCGCCACCGGCTTAGGCTCTCTTGGAGAAGCACTCGACAAAGCCGGCATCGAATACAGCACGTTCGCAAAGGCCGTCAACGGATCCAAGGAAGCGCAAAAACTGTTCAACGAACAGATGAAAAACGCCGAAAACAACATGTCCATCATGCAGACAGACAGTATCCGAGACAGTTACAATAAGCTCTCCGATCAGGTCAGCAGAGCCAAGGAACAGGTCAGCAAAACCAACACGGAAGTCGCCAAAGCGAAGGACAGCGGAGACACGGCCGCCGAAGGCACCAACAACTACGCCGACAGCGCAGACAACGCCACCACAAGCGCCGAAGACCTCTCCGACGCCATTGACGATCTGGTGAAAGGCTTCCTCAGCCTGCCGGGAGTGCAGTTGTCCGCGGATCAGGCCGTCACCCAATTCAATCAGGGCATACTCGATCTTAACGAGAGCATCGCGAAGAACGGCCGAGTGCTCGATGACAACGGCAACGCTCTGGCGGGCTATGAGTCTCAGGCGTATGACAGCCAGTCCGCTCTGCAGGGCCTTGCGTCCACCGCGCAGAGCACGGCGCAGAAGATCATCGAGGAGGGTCAGGCCCACGGCGATGCCGCTGCTGCTACCCAGCAGGCGGGCGATATCCTCGAACGGGCACGTCAGGCGTACATCGACAACGCGACCGCAGCTGGCATGAGCGCCGACGCGGCCGCTGCCCAGGCCGACCGATACGGGTTGGCCCGCAGTGAGGCCGACAACCTGCGTCAGAGCATCGAGGATATGAACAGCACTGCCGCTAACCCTGTTGACGTAAAGATTACGATTACGGACGAGGCCAGCGACGTGCTGGACAAGGTGAAGGTGAAGGCCGAGAAAATCGATGACAAGACCGTGCGCATCAGCGGCGACAACACCGACCTGATGCAGAAGATCGCAGACGCCACCGGAGCCACCATCGACCAGAAAACCGGCAAACTCGATCTGGACAAGACCCAGTTCGATTATGCGATGGCCATCGCCGCAGGTGCCACCATCGACCCGAAAACCGGGTTGCTGCAGGGGGACAACAGCGACATGCTGGCCAAGGTGGCCGAAGCGAACGGCTGGACCATCGACTCGAAAACCGGCTATATCTATGCAAACGACGATCAGGCCATCGGAGTGCTCCAAGGCCTGAACAGCATGCAGATCGCGGACAAATGGTTCACCATCCATGGCAAATACGAGGATTCCTCAGGCGGCACGTATTCCAGCAGCGGTTATCGCCCGAAGGGCGCGATGGGCAACATACCAACCGGCAAGACCGGTGGCCTGTTCACCGGCTACGGGGTTTCGATGCGCGGCTACGCCACTGGCGGCCGTGTCATCGAGGGCCTGATGCCCGGTAAGGCCACCACCACGGGCGGCGACAACATCACGTTGGCGAACGCGCGCGTCAAGAGCGGCGAATTCGTGTCCAACGTGAAAAGCGTCGACTACTACGGCGCCGACCTGTACGCGGCGATGAACCGCAGGCAGGTTCCGCGTGAGAGGTTCTACAAGCCGAACCCGATGGTGCTGAGCCAGCCGGTCACGAACAACCAGACCGTCAACCAGACCATCGCACCGGTGTTCGAGCAGAAAATCGTGCGCCAGGCCGATGACCTGTATGTGGCCGGGTCGATACTGCACCGCGACGCGGTGAAAACCGTCGGAAGGCTGAGCCGAATATGAGCGATCTGTGGACTATGTACCCGCACTTCGGGGAACTCTATGCGGGCGGCACGCTGATATGCCGTTTCAACCCCGACGACTCCCGTTCCCGTGGCCTTTACGTCACCTCGAACGGGGTCGAGGGTTGGGACACGATGCCGGACGCGAAGGTGGAGCTGACGGAACGAGGCCAAGGTGACGGCGCGCACGACGTGCCCGAATCCGACCTCATCTATTCGGCTCGCACCGTCACCGTGCACTACGAGGCCATCGGACTGTCGCGCGGCGAACTGCTCTCCATCATGCGCAAGATCAACCGGCTTGCCCACCGAAACGCCCGACTCCGATTCAGCGACGGAGGGGAGGACACCTACGTGGACGGCTATCTGGCACAGATGGGCCGCAGCTCCGCATGGCACCCCACGCTGGAAAACGACCTGACACTGCATTTCGTATGCCCGCGACCCGAACGCCTCAGCTGGACTCCGCACCGCTGCCAGTTGAAGCCCACATCAGACGGTCGCGGAGGCCTGTTCTACGGCGGTGCCAGGGCGGGGCTTGTATACCCGTTGACCTACGGCAGGCAGGCGACGGACTCCCGCAATGTCGGCACGCTGCTCAACAACGGCAGTTCGCGCGCCTACCCCGTGTTCACCGTCTACGGGGGGTTCGACAGCGGTGTCATCCTGCAATTCTCCGGCGGTTCCTCGATACGGTGGACGGGTTCTGTTGGCGGAACGCCTCTGGTGTTGGACTGCCGGCTGGGCACCGCGACGATGGGAGGCCGTGATGTGAGCCGTTATCTCATGTCGCGCGGCTTCCCGACCGTGCAGTCGGGTGGGAGCCTGTCGGTGTCGTTGCATTCGGCCGGCACCGGCTACGTGGACTGCCTCGTCCGTGACACGTGGATGTGACTTCCCCATCTTTCCCCCATTCGTTTTTCCCCTATTCGTATTTTTTTGGAGGTCTGATCATGGCTACCACCGCATTGGGCATCGCACCGGATTCGAGCGGCGCGGGCGTCACGCCATTGACGCACAGGCAGATAATCCGCGCCCACTGGGCCAACACCGGCATCGTGAGCGGGTTGGACGTTTCGGGTCGAGGCGACCTGACCTACAGCGTCGGGGCCGGCATGGCCGTATGCTCCCGCGGCGACGCGGACGGATACACGGAAGCGTACTGGGCCGGAGGCCAGACCCCCGCCGTGAGCGCCACCGGAAGCCAGCCGCGCATCGACTGCATCTGGATCAGGGCCAACGACCCCACCCAGGGCGATGCCGACAACCATGTGGTCATCGGCGTCACGCAGGGCAACGCCTCCGCCACTCCGTCCGTGCCGGGCGTGCCGGCAGGCGCTACCCGCATAGGCATCCGTCTCATGCCCGCTTCCGCCACTTCCACGTCGGGCAGCACCATGTACCAGTCGGCCACCTACGCGGTTCCCTCCGGCGCTTCGCTCGGCAGGCTCGCCATCGCCCGTTCGACCGCCGACTATCCGATTCCCGAGGACAGGGATCCGGCGGGCAAGATGGTCTACCACCAGTTGCTGCGCATCGACTTCGCGGTGCCGACGAAACGTCTGGTCACCGTCGAATGGAAGGCGTCGGCCACGGTGCCCTCCGGCAGCGGCGACGACGCGAACAAGCCCATGGGCAGTTATTTCATGCAGATTCGCCTGGACGCGAAGGTCATCAACGACACGCCCACCACGAACCCGACCGTGGTCGGCCCCTGCGACGAGATTATGGCGACCCGCTACAGCGCCCCGTACACGGTTTCCTATGACGCCGAGGTCAATGCCGGAGCCCATCAGGTCGCCGTCTGGGTGGCCGGCAACGCCGATGGGCTGACCTATCCGGTCACCATCCACGGCATCCACCAGCTGCGCGTCATCGATTCCGGGGTGGCGGACTAGTGAGCTGGCGAGCCTACATCGCGGACACCATCACCGGCCAGCTCATCGCCCCCATCGACATCCCATCGTTCGCGTGGAGCATATCGGTGTCCGATTCCACGCTTTCCACCACCAAGGACAAAGGCGCCGGCGAATACGACGCCAGCGGCCTGACGCTGCCGTGGACGAGCGTGCCCGGCAGCACTCCTGCGGAACGGGTGGCCATGCTCGCGCAGGACAAGCGTTCCATCGTCCTGTTCTGGAAAACCAGCCTCGACCCGCAGGACCTCGGCACGCCCATCCTCATGGGCTCGATCAGCCCCCGCACCGACTCGTGGCAGGACACCAGCTTCACGCTCAACAGCGTGATGGAGCTGCTGGACTCGCGCATCCTTGTACGAGAGAACACGTACGGCAGGGCGGCGAACAGCACGACCAGCGACGAGTTCGCTCTGCACGGCTCGTGGCGGGGCATCGCCGCGCAGGTCGGCTACATGTGCACCGACATGAAGCCGGGAGGCCGACTGCCCATCGACTGGAACAACCGCGGCGAATCGGGAAACCATTCCATGGATTTCAAGGGCTTCGACGCGGGCAACCAGTCGTGCCGCCAGATACTCGAATCCATCGCGAACACCGAGAACGGCATCGACATGCAGTTCCGGCCGTATCTCGCGGGCAACACCGTGCGATTCTCTTTCCAGGCCGCGTCCGACGGCGACGTGCATCTGGGCCAGTCCACCGTGCATCGGCTCTACTGCCGTCGATACGGCGGCGATCTGGAGAACGTGACCATCGACCACATCGGTCCCGTGATGCGCGTCTATGCCGCAGGTGCCGGCAGCGACAAGGCTCAACTGGGCTATCTGGCCGAGGATCTGAGCCTGTGTCTGCAATCCGACCCATGGCCGTTGAGGGAGATGACCCTCTCCAACACGGACACGGACAAGGCCGAGCAGCTGGCCGCCTCAGCACGCGGGAACCTGAACGCGAACCGGCTGCCACTCATGCAGATCAAGGGCGAAGTCAACGTGAACGACCATGATTCGACCGGACTGCCCGTCAACCCTTTGGGCTCGTTCTGGCCCGGCGAACGCATGGAGATCGCGCTCGACGGCTTCCCCGGCATGAACGACGGCATCTACCAGACCCGTCTCATGCAAATGAGCGGAGACGAAACCGCACAAGTCAAGCTCACGTTCGACGTGATGACCGACCCCATCAGATAAGGAGCCGCACATGGCAGTGCATACCGAAATCGTGCCGTCCGGGGACCCCGCGCTCGGCATCGGACTGGAAGCGTTGAGGCTCGCCCGAATGCGCATGACCTCCAACGCTGGCAGCAGCTACTGGCCGATGGGCGACGGCACTGGAATACTGGCCGGCCAGCAGGCCGGTGACCAAGGGCTCGTGCTGGTGGACCAGCACGGCAACAGGATGCCGCTCATCGACACCACGGAAATCTCGCAGAAGGCCGACGACGCCATGTCCAAGGCCAACGCGGCCGTCGACGGTATGGAACAGGTGCGAGAGGACGCGGAAAACGGCGTGAAGGAGGCCAAGGACGCGGCAAGCACCGCGCAATCCACTGCCGCCTCCGCCGCGTCGAAGGCCGACAAACTCGCCACGGAATTGGATGGCACGAAGGCGATCGTAGAACGGCACACGACCAGGTTGGGCGAGGTGGAGACCAGGGTATCCAACAGTGTCGAGCACGCGGACCAGGCGCTCTCCGCGTCAACGCAGGCCATGCAGACCGCGAACTCGGTCAAGACCACCGCCGACCGGGCATACGATGACGCGCGGTCGGCGCTCACCCAGTCCTCCACGGCCGTGCAGACCGCCGGCGAGGTCAAAACCACCCTCGAAACCAACTATTTGTCGAAGAAGGATTCCGACGCAGCATACGCGAGCAAGTCGGAGCTGAAGCAGACCTCGGACGGGATCACCAGCACGGTCGAGAAGACCTATGCGACCAAGAGCGCGTTGGAGGCGTTGCGGAACATCGCGGACAACGCGGTGGAGACGTGGACCGGATCGCAGAAGCCCACCGCGTCGAGCGCGCCCGCCTCGACGTGGGCCACCGACCAGCTGCGGAAGCAGCATGCGGGCGACGTCTACTACGACCTCACGAGCGGCTACTCCTACCGTTGGGGCAGCACGGACGGGAAAACGTATGCGTGGAGCCTGATCAAGGATTCCGACATCACGAAGGCGATAGCGGACGCGGCCAAGGCCCAAAGCACCGCGAACGGCGCGCAGAAGGGCGTGGACAGGCTCGACGCGGACATCCCCGTCACCTACAGCACGAAATCGGAGCTGAGGCAGACCAGCGAGAGCCTGACCGCGAAGGTCACCGAAGCGCAGCGCGTCGGCCAGAGCGCCTTGGACAAGGCATCGACGGTCGAACAGACCGCCGACGGTTTGAAGGCCACCGTCTCGGAGCAGGCGCGGACCATCGAGGGGCAGACCACCACGATCGGCCAATTGACGGCCAAGGCCGATTCATTGACCTCGTCGCTCACGCAGACGAACCGGAACGTGAATATTGCATTGGCGAACAGTGCGGAGCTGATACGCAACCCGGAATGCAATAGCACGCTCGGCAATCCAGATGGCTGGGATGGCGGCATGACCCTATCCGCATCGGGAGCACCGGAGGGCGCTCCGGTACCGACGTACGGCAAGTTCTCCGCACGCGACACGACCACCAGTTTCCGTGTACTCAGACGCGGGCGAACCTACCGGTTCAGTGCATGGATGGCGCACGATTCCACTGCGAAGAAACCTGCAGCCCTCGGCTGCTTCTACCATGAATCTAACGGTAACGGCCGCTGGGATGCGGCGTTCAGAGTGCCGACCTCCCAGTCCGGATGGAAACAATGGTCCGGGGACCTCACGATTCCCAAAGACGCACGGGAGGACGCGATCGTATGGCTTCAGATTGCTGGCGCGTTAAACACCGCGGAGGTGACCGGCTGGTATTGCACCCTGCTGAGCATACGCGACGTCACCGAAGCCAAGAACGCGCAGGACACGGCGGATACGGCCATCAGCCGCGCCAGTACGCTGGAACAATCCCTGAACGGGTTCAAAACCACGGTCAGCCAGAACTACGAGACCAAGTCCGACAGTCTGGCGAAGCAGTCCGCGCTGGAACAGTCCCTGAACTCGTTCAAATCCACGGTCTCCAGCACGTACAGCACGAAGAACGAGCTGGATGGGCTGAGCGCGATGGCGTCGAAGACCTGGAGCTTCTGGAAGGACGCGAGCACGAGCCCGCGCAGGGACTGGGTGCGGTTGGGCACGCTCACCTCGAACGGTGACTCGTCGAGCGTGCAGATCGACGTGCTCACCGGCGACGGGTGGAACGGCGCGCCCTACCAGAACTCGCGCCTGTCGATCATGGTCAAGGACTCATGGCAGTCGTCGCCATCCACCAGCTGGGCGTTCGGCGTATCGGTGTTGCGGGAGAACTGCCAGAACGCGCAGGTCAGGGTCATGGCCCTCGCCGCCGACGAGTGCGAGATATGGTGTTACCTGCCGTGGCAGCATGGTTCCGGCCAGTACACGATCAGCGGCTCCTACAAGGCATGGTCGAACAACACGGCCAGCCAGTCCGATGCGCCCACATCTGGCACCAGTCAGGATGTAGCCTACCGGCTCAACGCGGAACAGCTCCGAAGCGACGTCGAGTCCACGTACGCGACCAAGAGCAGCGTGGAGCAGACCGCGACGAGCATTAAAAGCTCGGTGTCGGAGACGTACGCGACGAAGACCACGGTGCAGAACCTGTCGACCACGCTCACGCAAACCAAGGAAAGCCTGACCGTCAGCATCAAGCAGGCGCAGACCAGTGCGGACACGGCGAACGGGAACGCCGCCAACGCCCAATCCCGCGTCGGCTCATTGGAGGCGTGCATCAGGATGACCTCCTCCGGCGTGAGGGTAGGCCAGATAAAAAACGGGTCGTTCATCGGATACAGCGCGCTCGTGTCCACAAGCGGCAGTTTCCAGGTGATTGACGGCAATGGCAACAAGGTCTCCGAACTGGACAGCGGCGGCGTGTTCAGCTATGTCAACGGTCGAATCGCATGGACCATCAGGGAAGAAGGTGAGACCGTCACGTTTGACTCGAATGCATCACCGCTGAAGCTGGAGTCGGCGGATCTCTTTGTCCCCCGCTACCCCAAGTACTCCAGCAATAACCACCTCGCCTGTCCGGTGTCGGGTCAGTTCAAGGGCGCCACGAACGTGAACGGCGTTGCCGTCATCACGCACAATCTCGGATACATCCCCACCCTGAGCATCACCCCCGGCCCATGGGACGGCATCGGTGAACCACAAGGAAAACTGTTCCGCCCGGTCATATGGGACTGCACAACGACGACTGCCCAAATCCGATTCGTCAGAACCGACACCAACCAGTGGATCGACCGGCAGCCCGTCGCCTTCCACTGGTACGCAATCTGATTTTCGAGAGGAAACATCATGCCAGACAAGACCACGGAACCAGCCATGCAGGTCATCGACCTACGCCCACCGGATGACGGCATCCTCGCCCAAATGCTCCGACTCGGACTCCGGTTCGACCATTCCGACGACGGGTCAAGCCAGTCATGGATAGACCCGGAACGGCAATTGAGAGCCGATTTCGCCGGCGTTGATGCCGAAACCGTTGTTTTCACGGATTTACAGACCCGGCTCTGCACGGAGGTGCCCGCCGCGAATCTGCCTCGAATCTCGGACATCATCACATGGCAATCCGCCCAAGGGTCGGAGGACTGATGGATTGGGACGCGATCATAGGCGGACTCATGTCAAGTCCGCTGCTCCTGCTCGCCATGGCCGTCATCGGCAAGCTATGGCCGGACACGCTTCCCACGTTCTCCACATGGCTCTACTCCCACGTGGATCCCGGAAAACTGCCGTTCGACAGCGAGATGAACGCGCATTGGGCTCAGTCGCGCGAACTCGGTGAACGTCTCGACCGGTTCGAGGCGAACCAGCACGAGGTGCAGAAGGACACCATCAAGAACACTCTGCTGACCCTCATGTCGGATTCGACGCGAGACCACAGCGAGGCGATCCGCTACGAACTCGACAAGCTCAAGGCCATCAACGCGGACTGCTGGGTCGTCGACGCCGCCGAACAATACCTCCTCGACCGCGTGAAACGGTCGTGACCATCAAACCAAAACCCAACAGAAGGAGATCAATCATGGCAAACACCGCCAAAGCCGACCACAAGGCCACCTCGAACATGGCGAAGCTGACGCAGGAGCGAGTCAAGGCCATCGTGCTTTTGATCGTGCAGCTGTTCTCGGTCGTCCAGACCGGCCTGAGTCTGGCCGGCATCAGCCAGCTGCCATTCACCTCTGACCAGGTATCCACCGCCATCACGGGCGTGATCGCCGTCATCACCAGCATCTACGCGTGGTGGCGCAACAACAACATTACCGCCGCCGCGGTCGCCGGCCAGCGGATCACGGATCGCGTCAAGACCGGCGCGCAATCCAGCCTGACCAGCATCGACCCGGAGCTCATGCCCACCGCGATCCAGCTCGACGCGTCGGGCATCGACCCGGACGTGCTCACCCTCATGGCCGCAAACGCCGCCAACGATACCGACGCCAGTGACGTGGAGGAGTCCAAGTGAGCCGCTTCGACCAATGGGCCGCCTCCAACACGGGAGCATGGCGCGACCTCGACGGAGCCTACGGGGCGCAATGCTGGGACCTTTTCTGCGCATTGTGCGTCGACCTCATGGGTGCCAGCGTCAGCGACTGCCATACCGCGCGCTCCGGCAAATGGGCGGGCTGGGCCGGCAGCCTCTATACGGGATTCCCCACCACCGATTGGATCGGCCGGCACTTCACGCGCATCCCCGCCTCGCAGCCCGGTTTGAAGGGCGACGTCATCCTCTGGGGCGGCGACGCCAACCACCCCTGCACTCACGTGGCGATCCTCCTGGCCGACGTGAGACCGGGAGCCAGCCCGTACGTGCTCGCCCAGAACGCGGGAGCGACGATGAACGCGCGCCGCATGTGGGAGACGCCAGCCAGCCTCGGCTATCTGCGGCCGAAGGATCGCAGCTTCATCACAGGAACAACCAACAAGGAGAACAATGATATGAACGGTCTTGCATGCATCGTCCAACTTAACGACGAAAACGGCTTGCACTATTTCGACGGGAGCAGGCTCCACCCGCTCAAGGACCCGGACGACGTGGTCGCGTTGAACATGGTCGCCAAGGCGACCATCGGCCACGACCTGCCGGCCCTCAAGGTCGGCAACAACCGGGCACCGTTCGGCACGCGACTACGCGAAGCAGTCGAAGGCTAAAACGCCCACTGAAACGAAAACCGCCCCTCCCCCAGCAGCAACGCTGGACGGAGGGGCGGTTTTCGCGTATCCGCGCGA